GATTTATTTCTAAATCAACTCCAATATCTTTTGACATTTGTATTGCTTCATCTATCTTATCCTCATTGTATTTAAAAACTATGTATTGCCAAATACATTTGATACCCATTTTACTAGCAGTTTTCATTACCTCATATAAATGTTCACCATCTTGGTTTATTCTGTGAGCAAAACTTTGATAAGGCAAACCATCTATACCAAATCTCCACTCTGCATTAGGATGAGCTCTAAATGCATCAACATACCACTCCATAGGTTTTTGAGAAGCTGCGTTACTAATAGATACATGAACATTTTTAGAACATGCGATACGTAACATCTGAATTAAATTAGGATTAAAAACTGGGTCGCCATAAGTTCCGTTAAGAGTTAATGCTGAAAAATAATCTGTTAGGTCTTGCCATTCTTCAATAGTTAAATCACCGCCAGGTATATCGTTAGACTTGTAATTAAATTTACCTCTTGAACATGTAGGACATTGTAAGGTACATTTGTTTGTTATATCTAAGTCGCCACCTTTATTTTGAAATCCATTGTTTTTATAATCAATCATCCTTTTTCTTTTTTAATATTTTTTGCAATTCACTTGTAGAACCTACAAACAAAGCATTCGTTACATTTTTAGGAGCCTTGTTAGGAACATCTTTTAATTTTTTCATTTTCTCTTGTAGATCACCTAGTTTTTCTGTAACTTCAGAAACTTGTTTAATTAAATTACCAGCAACTTCATATGCTCTTGGGTGGTCAGAGTTTTGAGCAATATCTAATATTCCTTGTATTGCATCTTGACCTCTTTCAACTAAGTTGTAAAAGTTTTCTCTTTGATACTTGTAATCAGAATCAATATCTTCATTTTCTGCTGGTCTAGGGATGACTGGTCTAGGTTCTGACTTTACAATCTCTTTATCCTTAACACCTAAAGCATCATTAATTATTTCATCTATTTTATCAGTCATAGTATTATTTATCTCCCTGCTTTCATATGTGTTCTTGTACTTGTCTTACCACCACGAACACCACATTTGTATTTACATATATCAGGTGCGTTCTCTGGGTTCTCTTTTAGCATTCTATGAAATTCAATCCATTCTTTTGAGTTTACAATTTCTTCAACATTATTTACTTTATCAATTTTAAATTTATCATCCATTATATTAGAAAATGTTAAGTGTTCATTTTGAGGTTTCCAAAACCAACAACATGGTAACAGTCTTCCTTTATAATCCCAACCATACTCTTTGTCTTCTAAACATTGTGGCCTAAAATCATTTCTTGTTTCTTTTTTTGCAAAACCTTCTTTTGGTTTAAGATATTCATCCTCATAAAATCTAGATGACTCAATTAACATAAATCTCATTTTTTCTTTTTTTGCTATACCATACGCTTCTATTTGATCTTCTTCGTTATAATCAAAAACAATATATTGCCAAGTAACTTTATTACCTAATGATACAGCAAGTTTCATCATCTTAAATAACTTTTCACCATCTTGATTAATCCTATACTTATGACTATCTTTAGGAAGACCATCTACTCCAAATATCCACTCTGCATTTTTATTAGCATTAAATGCTCTTACATACCATTCTCTTGGTTGATGTGATGCAGCTGTGTGTACACTAACTTTAACATTTTTATCATCACACATTTTTAAAAAGTCTATAAAGTTAGGGTGGAAGATAGGGTCTGACATTTGACCACAGAAATATATTTCTGTAAAGTAGTTTGACACTTTATCAAACTCTTCGATAGTCATATCGTTTTTAGGAATCTTAACGTTGTTTTCTTTATACCATGCTCGGTCGCATGTGCTACAACCAAGAGTACAACGAGAAGTAATATCTAAGTTTACTCTTTTCACTCTGTCCATAATTTAAAAAATAATCTAAATGTTATTCATCTGTATCTGTCTTAGGATTATAATTTTTTGCGTCCTCAAAAAATGATGTTGTTTCATTAAACCCAAAATCATCATCGTCAAAACTTGCGGCAGTTGCTGTAGCAGGTTTTGGTGTAACTGTATATCTTTGTTCTCTTGTCGGTGATTTATCTGGCATTTGAGAATATTGGTCAACTGTAACTTGTTTAATAACTTTACTATCTGTTACTGGTCCATATAGATAGAATTTAGAAGTAAAAGATAAAGTATAAATGATTGCTCTTCTTTCTGTAAACGTACCTCTGTAACTATCCTCATATTGAATAGAGTTTAAAATAATTGGCACGTCTCTTTTAATACCCATGTCTGCCATGTCATTAATTGTTACAGTATAGTCTGGTTGGAAGTATGGTAATATTTGTTCGATAATTTGTAACGCATCATCTGATTGTTTTGCCATAGCAAACAATTCAAAATCTAGATTATACGGCACAGGCATAAACTGACTTTCTAATTGGTCAGTACTACCTGATTTTACTTTTTTAAATTTTTGAATTCGATTTAGTTTTCTTGATGTATCGTATGACATGTTTTGAATTTCAAAACCAAGACGAGGTAAAGTGATTGCAACTTTACTTGTTAGATCAGCATCTTGATCTAGTCTTGCTAAAAATTTTTGTTTTGGTCCATACGCCAAAGGAACTTTCATCTTTTGAATGATTGTACCATTATTGTCTTTTCTTACTATATTGATATTATTAAATATCGTACCAAATGAGACAACCATCTTTCTGATTGTTTCGTGATAAAATTGTGTTCCTAACATTTTCTATTCTCCAACATCACCGAAAGGATTTCTTTCAGAGAAGTCTAATATTGAGTCATCTGCTTTATCAAATAACTCATTTTGACTTGTTACATCTATTGTTCCGTCACCAACTATATATGTCTCTTGTAATAAGAAGTTTGTAACTGATGGGTCAGACTCTTCAAGAAGAATATTAGTACCAATTGATCTACTATCATCTTCATGTACAACCACATCGTTGTCTTCCATTAACAACGTGTCTGTTTGAGACAAGTCGGTAAAGAATTCAAGAGCAATACTTTCGTTGTATGCACTTTCAGCCTCAAGTGTAAATTGATGACCTAAAGTATCACCTGTTAATGCATCTTCGATATTATCAACATCGGTGATACCAGTATTTAGTTCCTCGCTTGAGTATTCGAATTGTCTGCATCTTAATTTGTAAACGGGGTTATTGTCTAATTGATGAAATGGTTCGTCATGATCTACAAAAGATATTTCAAATAATTTACTTAATATGGGATGAAAAACTAAATCACCTTCTTTTGGTCTTGATGCATATGTAGAAACTGTTTCATCTTCTTTTCTTAAATATGCACTTTCAAAAGATTGTGAAGCGTTGTTTGTTGTATCTGCTGTAATTGTACCAGACTCTAAAAGTATTGAACCCTCAGTAGTATCTGTACCACTTTCAATATCAACTTGGTGCATAACATCATCGAATCTTGTTCTATGTACAACAAAAGTAATTTCGTTTCTATTTTCTAAACCGAATTGTTGCATGACTTCTTTCTCACCTTGATATCCACCAGATGAGTCTTCAACATACATTTCGATTGTTTGTGCTTTGTTAAATTGAGATAAACTATCTTCACCAAAGATATTGTCTTTAGCTTGTAAAGTTCTATCAATATAATTTACGTCATGTCCGTAAATTTGGATAGACTCTTTTACCAAGTCTGAATACAAATTCTTTTCTGTGGTATTAGTAGTACCAGAAGTTTTAAACAAGCTGTTGACAGCCATTGTGTTATCCCTTTATTAACATATCGGGGTATTGCATATTTTGTATTTGTTCTTCTAGTCTTGTAACTTCTTCTTGAGCTTGTGTATAAATTTGTTCACCATTCATTGTTACACCACCTAGTAATTGAACTTCACCAAACTTTGATAAGTTTTGCCCCCATTGTTTTTTAATCAAAGCTGTTGCATATCTTTTTAAATGCATGTCGTTATATAAATCAGTATATGTTTCTGGGTCAAGTTTTCTATAACATTCAATAATTAAGTAATCATCTTCTTTAATATCATTTGACCAATCCATATCAAGATATAATCTTCTTTGATGTTCATAAAATCTTATTGGTGTTTCCCCTACTAACAAGTGTGAAAGGTAATCTAAATGTTGCATTGTCATTTCATAATGAATAATGCTTGTAGATGAAAAATCATATAGATCATTTAATCTTAATTGATAACGTATATCAAACATATTGTTTGTAGCAGAGTTATCAAAACTGAATATTTTCAAAACAGATACTACTGAGTCTGGCATAGGAATAAAATTTTTGCCTTCTTCAAATGATGCTGTTATTGAACTGTCTGCAACGTCTGTCGCTGTTGTAGTTGTGTTTGCAGCTCCTCTTGTAATATCTGCCGCTGTAATTTTGTATTTGAGATACATTTTCTCAATACCATCATAGTAGTAATGAGCAAAATATTGTAGTGCCTCGTCTAGTCTATCGTCTGCTTGGTCGGATGTAACGTTGATATCTACGGCACCCTTACCTAAATTTCTTAGGCAATATTCTTTTAATGTACTCTTTGAATTTGGTGTGGCCATGTATTTTTCCTTTTAAGTATTTATCTAAATCCCTCTTTGGCTGCCACCCTAATGATAAAGTGTCTTTGATAATTGCAGTATTATCAAGACTTTCGCCACTATGACCAGACATTGTGGGTATGTTTTTTAAGTATTTATCGACCAATTCATTTACTTTTACACCTTTTCCACTCCCTACTTCATATGTGTGTTGTGTCCAATCCATAAAAAATTCTT